GGAGTACGCAGTCGGGCCGGGCATCCAGGCTGCTATGGATGCCATCGGTGACCAGCCGGCCACCAATGAATACGCGGTTGCGGGTGGCGCAGAAGCGTGGGGCCAGTCAGGTTCCCACTACATGTACATCGCCAACCTCAATCGCACGTTCCGCTACGATCCGGAGGGTTAGCCGATGCCTCGCTCCCCGTTATTCACGGTCCCGGCCCAGGACGCCGATGCGATCATGCAGGAAGTCATGGTCCGGGCCGAGGCGAAGAAACGGGGAGTCAGTCGAGAATTTGATTCCAGACTCGGGGATACCTGGGAGGAAGCGGAAGCCAATCTCAAGTCGATGCGGACGGACATCAACAAGTATGGGGAGTACGTGTTTGGCTACAAACCGGCTCCCCATCATCGCTTCTGGAATCAAGTAGCCGACGATGTTATCAACCGGCGAGTGCCTCAGAACAAAGTCCTGTTCATCGCCCCGCCGTCCTCTGCCAAGTCCACCTGGAACTCGATCATCCGTCCGGTGTTCCATCTTGGGCAGCATCCGGACGAGTCGATCATCTTCATGACCTCCAGCGATCCGATGGCCCAGACATTCGGATCGACCGTGAGAGAAGCCCTGATGCGGAACGCTCGCCACAAGGAAGTCTTTCCTGATCCGCTTACGCGACCGAACAGAGGGCGCGGCTGGTCCGGGGACGGCCTGTACCTGAACGGCTCTCCCCCAGGATCGAAAGACCCGGCGTACAAAGCATCGGGCTTCGGCTCCTCCGTTATGGGCGCGCGTACCCACGGACTGATCCTGGACGACCCGATGGATCAGAAGCAGGCTGTCTCCGAAGTTGAGCAGCGCCGGTCCAAAGCCTACTTCGACCAGACCCTTGTCCCCCGTGTCCAGCCCAACGTCGGGTGGATCATCGGGGCGATGACCCGGTTCCATGAGAATGACTTCGCCAGTCACCTGATTCGCCTGGCTGAGTCTTCCGGAGACTGGCTGGTCTTCCGTCTCCCCATGATCTCGGAAGGTGCCGGTGATCCAATGGGTCGAGCAGAGGGTGAACTCCTCTGGCCGGAACGTATGACCGCGCAGTACGTTGAAGCCGAGCGCCGACGTATGACCATCGCGGAGTTCAACCTCGTGTACCAGGGTGATCCCACCGGTATCGGTGGGGACGTGTTCAAGGAAGAGGGATGGTTCCAGCCCCTTCCCGCGAACTTCTGGTCAGACATCTATCCGAAGTGCCGGACGCTGATGGCCTGGGATTTAGCTTTCTCTGAGCGGGATCGCGCCTGCTACACCGTAGGGGGTACGGCAGCCATTGATTCTCAGATGAATATGTACTTGCTGCATGTTGTCCGAAAGCGCATGAGCCTGGTAGCTCTCGAAGACCTGATGGTGGAACTCATCCGGATATCCAAGCCCCTCATTATCGGGTTGGAGCAGTCTCGGTTCCATCAGAAGGCGACACGAGCACTGGCTCAGAGAGTGCTCGGACGTGTAATGTGCAACATGCAACTGGTATTACCGGATTCTGACAAGACCGCACGAGCCATGCTTCCCGCCGGCAGAGCCGAAGCCGGTAAAGTGTTCGTCAACCACAACGCTCCGTGGTATCGCAGCTTCGTTGCTGAGTGTTTAGGCTTCCCCCTCACCACCTACAAGGATCAGGTGGACATGTTCTCCCTGCTGGCGTTGTTGGCGCAGGGTATCGGAGAGATTCCAGGCCGTACCCACGTATCCCATGTCGAACACGTGATGGCCTGATGGATGACATCGTCATCTCACCAGCGGTATTAGTGGTCATAACTAGCCTCTTGACTTCGTTGGGTGGGGTGGTCAGTCTGTTGTATCGGTCGATGATCCGGCAGTATGAGGAACGCCTTCAGGAGCGGGCTGTGAGAATAACCCGGCTGGAGAATCAGCTTGAGCGTGCAACAAAGGTGGCTGAAACCGGAACCGCTGCTGCTGATCGCGCCACCCGTGTGGCCGAGAGACGAACCGAGCGCCCTAATGCTCCATGAGAAGATTACTCAGTGGCTGCGCCGGATACTCCCCCCGGACACGGATGATTCTTCGCATCCTGACCTGGGGGCAATTGATAGTCGCCTACTGAAGCTAGAACGGGAGCAGGATAAGATAGATCTGCGTCTAAAATTACTAGAGCGCCGGGGTGATCCCCGAGGAATACGCGAGGGACGCTACGATGCTTGATCCTGTGTCGGCGTTTTGGGTGGCTATAGCGACCATCATACTCAGTGTCTTCGTGCTAATTGGAGCATCTCTGTCTTTCGGCCGGATTCTGGCTGATCTGGAATATCAGGACACTGCTGGTATCAACGGGGTTCGGCATATTCAGTCTCACGTCAGCCTCCGTACACAAGGCAAACGGATTATGTTGGGTCTGTTCGGCCTGAGTCTTGGGATCATGGCACTCACGACCCTGGACATTGCTTGGCAATACAGTGTTTCCGGGTTGCTTCTTCTCGTCATTTTGATTATCTTCGGAACTTCTTCCATTCTAGACTGGTTCTCGGAACGAGACTCCGTGCGTATCCTGTTTCACGAACGGGAAGCTCAACTGACAGGAACTAGGGAACCGAGAGGAACATCAGGAGAACAAGGACCGGCTGAACCGGCTGAACCGGCTGAACCGCCGGGAGTGGTAGGGCCGGCAGGAGAATCGGCGTAATCAGATAGTTCAGTGTATGATCTGGGAGTGAGTCCGGAGGCACTACGTGGCTGATTTTCCTTCGCAAGAATCTATGGTCGCTACTCGGGGTACGAGCGGAGCCATACCTACGGCTCACGAGAAGGCGATAGACACCCTGGACTTTGTGTCTGACCTCCGGAAAGACTTCCAGCGCCGGGACGAACTTTACGCCCAGATCGACAAGACGCTATTCCTGGAGCAAGCTGTCTCGATCCCGGAAAACTTCAAGGCCACTGCGGTTGAAGTCCGGTCCCCGCTCCCTATGCACATCGCCAACTCCATCGTCGCGGCTATGACGATCAATTCCCCGAAGGTCACCTTCAAGAGCACGGAGTTCGGGGATCTAGGGGAAGAAGCCGCCGGTTACCGGAACCGATTCTTCGAGGGTTCCTGGATTCGCCAGCAGCGGGAGAAGCGCCGGCGACTCTACCGACTGTTCATGCATTCGGTGGTTACGAAGGGTGAGGGCATCCTCAAAACCCATGAGCGTAAGCTCCGAGTCTGGTCGAAGTACGCGGACTACACCACGAAGACCGCTGATGAGTTGGATGCGAAGGTCGAAAAGGGAGAGCTTGACGAGGATTCCCGGAATAGACTCTTCGATGCTCAGACCGAGGAATACAAGCGCGGCCTCCCCTATCCCATTGAGACGAGCGAGATTCCGCCAGAGACGTTCTACTACCAGCGCGGCGAGGACGGCTTCACCCGAATAGCTGAGGTGAAGGAAGTCCCCTACTACGAGACGTTGCTCCGGTTTGGTTCGACCATTACCGAGAATGGCAAGGTTATCTCCCTGGACTCCGGTACCAGCCTGGGTGTCCCCGAGGAACAGTGGGGGCGCATCTTCCACGGAGCAAACCGGAAGACAATTCAGTGGGTGGAACTCTGGGACGTGAAGAACTGCACCATCGTGCTGCGTGGCCCCGGCGACATTCCGTCCGCTGGTTCAGCTAATACCGGCACCGGGATGGTGGTCAAGCAGTACCCCCATGGCTACGGGAATATGGAGCTTGGAGTACTGGACGGACCCTACTTCTACGCACAGGGAGTTGTGACCTCCAGTCGAGCAGTAGAGAAGTCGCAGCTATCCGTGCTGTACGCCTACCTCCATCTGTTCCCTCTCCTGAACTCCTTGCTGACGATGCAGAGTCAGGCAGCCTTCTCCACCAGTTACCCGGCCTATCGTCGGACCACCCCACCGAACTTTGGCATCCCAGAATCCCCCTTCGGTCTGGACGCCCTGGAGATTCAGGCCAACCGAGACAAGATTGTCCCCGGGGCCATCTTCCCTCACGACATTGCGCCGATGGATCAGCCCCGAACCAGCGTAGACCTGGACAAAGCTATCCAGTTTGTCCGGGGGATGCTGGACATGGCGCTCCCTGATGCAGTGCAGGGCGTCATCACGGGTGAGACTGCCGGCTACGCCTTGAATCAGGCGGCTCACCTGGCCTCCCTCCAGTGGTCCCCAATCGTAGACAACGTACAGGACTGTCTCTCTGATCGAGTGGGATGGGAGTCCCGGCTGATTGATGAGTTCATCGGGGAGACGGTCTACGTCCGTGGTCAGGTACCGCAGTCTCGCCGGAAGGCTGGCCCTCCTTCCTACAAAGAAGGTTGGATTGGCCTGGGACCAAAGGAACTCAAGGGTATTCATAGCTATGATGTGACTCTAGAGCCAGCCGGAGTCAACAACGAGTCGCTCAAGCTACGAGCGATTCGAGACAAGCTGGACATGCGGCTCATTTCCCCGGCTGATGCCATCAAGGAGATCGGCGGCAATCCGGTGGAAGTCGAGGCTGCCTGGCTGCTCCATGAGATCAAGCAAGACCCCGAGGTCCGGAAGCTTCTCAAGCAGCGCATCTTCATGGGTCTGGGTACGATGGATCAGCAAGCGATGCAGGCACTGCCTCCCGAGGCAGCACCAGGGGGCGAGCCTCCGGTGGGGTTGTCAGAGATGCAAGTCAACGTGCCACAAGGTGTGGCCCCTGGTATCTCCCCCGAGGCGTTCGTGCCTCCGTTCGGTACACAACCCGGCCAGGCTCCTCCACCTCCGGCCCCTGGTGGCGGTCCGCCTCCTCCACCGATGTCGATGCCACGACCTTCAGGTACCCCAACCGGCGCACCGGGCGGGGTGCGGGGCGCTCCTGCCAACCACTCTCCTATACCGGGACAGTAACTCATGCCTCGACGCGCACAGCATCCCTTTGACTCGGTGGCCGACCAGACCCTGGAGTGGATTCAGGAGACATCAGACTACGCGGTCGAAGCACTCCGAGGTGGGTATCGGACACCCTTCTCGGCCAACATCACTGAGGCCCAGAAGCTGGACTACTATCGTCGGAAGCTGTTCGCTCAGAATCCGGACGGGAGCTACGACTTCAGCAAGCCCAACCTGGGTGAACGTGATAAGCTACTCAAGAAATTGGGTACCAAGTCCTACGCGGAAATCATGACGACGGTCCTTCCTCATAATGGTCAATCGCGTCCCCTACCGGATGACGACGAAGAAGACTATGATGAGGAGGAAACCGCCGACACCTACACCGGAGGCTACTGATGTTTCGTAAGTTCGTGGTTGCGTCGGCGCTGGCTCTCGCCGTGTTTGGTGACGGTGGTGGGTACGTCCAAGCAGCAGAAAGCCGGGAGTGGAAGTCCGACCCCCCGAAGCAGGGGATCGAGGGCTTCTCCCTTTGCATCGGCTACGCCGAAGCTGGAGGCCACAGCTACCGGAACACCAACTACATCGACAACGAGATCCTTGCGAACTGCGACAGGTACGCCCGTGAGGACGTGGTGCGCGGCTTCCGATTCATGTACGGCATCGACCTTGATCCGGCTGCGGTCCAGGTAACGATCCGCCAGCCATAGAGCGGAGGCCCGGCTTTGGGTAAGAAGGACAAGAACAACACACAAGACCAGCTAGTCAATCTTCAGGCTGCACAGTTGGCTGCTCAGGTGGCTAACTGGGCGGCTCAACTGGAATTCTCGAAGGAGAGGTTCCGGCTGCTGGAAATGCCACAGTTCCAGCAGATGAGCCAGCTTGAGATTGACAAGCTCGCCTTCGCCAAAGCCGAAGCCGTTTGGCAGCACGCCTATGAAGAAGCCGGCATCACCGGTATGTACAACGGGGTGCCGACGACGGAATGGCTGACGCAGCAGGCGCAGCTTACCGGCGTTCTCAACGGACAGCAGACCCTTCAGGGAAAGCTGACGGATGCCCAGATCGCCCAGATGGAAGGGGCGCTCGAACTTCAGAACAAGCAGTTGCTACTGGAGTACGAGAAGTTTGGGTTCACCCAACACCAGTGGGACGATACGTTCGGCCTACAGCAGGGTGAACTTACCGGCTACTACAACGGCAAAGAGACTCTGGCCCGAGAACAGTTCAAGGCTCAGTCTGCCCAGAACTACCTGGGTTTGCTGGCTTCTCTTCAAGGACCGGGCAATGCCTTCAAGCAGCTTCGCGTTCTCCAGAATACTCCGGGCGGACTGAGGGATCTCGCTTCTGCCTGGTCCGGCCAGTACCAGATGGGTCAGCAGGGAGTATCCGGTCAAGCTCCAGGCCAAGCTCAGGTCAGTGACTTGATGTCTGGGTGGGGTGGACAGGGTGGGTACGGTGCTTTTGCTCCTGGTACCCCGGCTGCCCCTGCGGCTCCTGGTGTTCCTCCCGCTCCTGTAGCTCCTGGTGCCCCCGTTGTTCCTGCTATTCCTGCTATTCCTGCTGCTGCAAATCCCGGCGCTGGTCCGATTCCTGGTCGTGGATTTGATCCGGCTACCCAATGGAATGACGCCACCCGAGCAGCAGCCGCTGCCTGGGAAGCAGCGCATCCTGGGTATATGCTCGATGGATCGCAGCTAGGATATAAAATCAAGCCTCCCCCACAAGATCCGGTGGCAGCGGTGCAGCCTCCTGATCCTAATGCCCCGCCGTCGCCTATTACGATGTCGCAGATGCCGGGATACACGTACTCCCCGCCAGGACAGCCCGCTCCACCACAGGCGTATAACTACTCAACGACTACTGGTGGAACTACGAACGTGTATCCTCCGGGGGTGATGGCCCCCATCCCAGACATGACCGTGAGCACTTCAACTCCGGTAGCTCCAGGTGCAGCCCAGGCGATGGTTGCTCCGGGTGCTGACCCGAATGCCTACTCTCTGCTTCCCTCTCAGATCAACGCGGAGAACTACGCCAACTCCAACGTCTTCGCTCAGAAGCTTGGATGGGCAGCGTTCGAGGATCAGGGGTGGGATGTCGAGGCAGCACAGGACGCATTCAAGAAGTCGCTTCCTAAATATTCCGGACCTGCACAGGGTCAGTTCTCTTTCTAGGAGTTGGTCATGTACAACCCGAATGACCTCATCAACGCCAGGCTTCGACAGCAGGGGATGCGGCGTCGGGTGGGTGCTCCGGCCCTACCCCAGATTGTTCCTACCCAAGCCGCTACTCCTCCTCCGACTAGAGTTGCCCCCACCAATCCGAACGCCCCTCGGTTCACCTTCCAGCCTCCAGGTGTTCGAGCGGGGGTAGATCAGTACAACTACGAGAAGATGCCGGACAATACTTGGAAGGCATATCCTCCCGGCCAGCCTGCTCCCCCCACTGGTTGGCAGGCCAGTATGTCTGCCCCCGCCTCAGTGATGGATCTTGAGCGTATGCAGTCGGAACGAGAGACGATAGAGAAAATGCTCAAGACTCGGCAGACCACCGGCCAGCCCCGACCGACGAATCAGCCGTACCGGGACATGATGCGCTGATGGGCTGGCAAGAACAGGAAGACGGAAACTTCAGTTGGTCTGACGACGGCGACGGTGGGGGCGGCGGCGAAGAAGAACGCCGAGATGAAGAGCGCGACCGTGAGCGCGAGCAAGAGCGCGAGCAAGAGCAGGAAGAAGAGCGCGACCGTGAGCGCCAGGAAGAGCGCAACCGCGAACGTCAGCGTGAGCGCGAGGAAGAAGCACGACGCCGGGCAGAAGAGGAAGAGCGCCAGCGCCAGATAGAGGAACAGCGCCGCCAGGTAGAAGAAG